GCGGTGGCGGAGCGGTTGCCGCGTTCGGTCCTGGTGTCGCAAGCGGTGCAGCGGGCGAGTAGCTGGTAACGACATGAGAGGGCAAGGGTAGCTATATCAAGAGTTATATCATCTACAACTCCGCCCAGGCGACGACCGCGGCCCCCGTGGCCCAGCCCACCGGCACGGCGATCCGCACGATGATGCAACTGCGCACGGCGTTAGCGACGGATGCGCGCGTGCTGGCGTATGGGATCTCCGGCAGTGCGTCGGCAGCGGCCACGCCAGGGACGGTCGAACTGTTTGAAACCACGGTGGCGGCGACGATGTCCACGGCCTATGCCGCCGGCGACATCATGCCGTATTACCCGTACAACGCCGTGGCGAATACCGCCGGCGCGACGGGCGTGCCCTTCAATCTCTCCACGACGACCTCTGGCTTTGCGACGGCCGCGGTGACGGAAGGGACCGTGGCGGGTTATCGGGGTGCGCATTGTGCGCAGATTGCGCCGACGAATCAATTTGATTATCAGTGGCCGCTCAGTCGGGAGTTTGAACTGACACCGCAGATGTATCTCCGGGTGCGGGTGACGTTTGCGGCATCGATCAACGTGATTATTTACGTGCTCATCGAATTTTAAGGAGTGTAGATATGGCTGCCTACAACAAGTTTCAAGATTTCGTGGAACAACTGGCTTTAGCGAAACATGACTTTGCGGCGGCCGGGCATGTCTTCAAAGCGTACTTGACGAATGCGGCGCCGAGCGCGTCGTTGGATGCGGTCAAAGCGGACTTGGCGGAAATTGGCGCGGGCGGGGGGTATACCGCGGGGGGGTACGACATTCAGAACAGCGTCAGCGAAACCACGGGGACGGTGACGGTGGCGGCGGTGGATATTGTCATCACGGCCACGGGTGGGAGTATTGGGCCGTTTCAATACGTGGCGGTTTACAACGACACGCAGACGTCGCCGGCCGATCCGTTGGTGTGTTGGTGGGACTACGGATCGGCGCTCACGTTGTTGGATACCGAGAGTTTCACGATTGATTTCGGTAGCAACACCTTGTTTACGTTGGCGTAAATGGCTCTGAAGCCCTGTTGTCAAGAGCCTGCGAATCTCGAGCGGCACGAGACGGACAAGCCTGATCTCACGATCGACGTGTGCCGTGTGTGTGGCGCGCGGCATGTTCGGTTACGGGTGGAGCCGGGCGTGATGGGTCTCAAGGGGACGACGCTTGGAGCGGAGTAATGGCGAGGCACGGCCGTACCTACATTTGGCAGGGCCGGCTCACACGCAAGCCGCCGGTGCTTGCGGCGGTCAGCTACAGTCTCGTCTGCGATCCGGGCAGTTACGCGATCACCGGGCAAGCCGCTGGTCTGAAAGCGGGTCGGCAACTCGCGGCCAGTGCGGGCAGCTACAGTCTCACGGGACAGACGGCCACGCTCCTCGTGGGGCGGAAGATTGGGGCGACGGCCGGGTCGTACACCGTCACGGGAACGACGGCGGCGCTGTCCTCCCAACGTCGGCTCAGTGCGGTCGCTGGCAGCTACAGCCTGACGGGGCAAGTGGCGACGCTGCTCGTGGGGCGAAAGCTCACGGCTACCAGTGGCACGTACGCGCTCACGGGGTCCACGGCATCCCTGTTGGTCGGACGCCGACTCGCCGCGACGGCAGGCACCTATGCGCTGACTGGGTCCGCCGCGAGTCTGAAGGCGGCACGGCAACTCCTCGCGCTCAGTGGCAGCTACACGCTGACGGGTGTGGCGGCCGATCTGGTCTACAGCCCGGCGGCGGGTGGGTACACGCTGGTCGCCAGTCCGGGCAGTTATGTCCTGACGGGCACAGCAGCGAATCTGCGATCCGCTCGGCAATTGGCAGCCGTGTCGGGCACCTATGCACTGACGGGGCAGGCCAGCAGTCTGCGGGCGGCGCATCGGCTCAGCGCGCTCGCCGGCAGTTACACGCTCAGTGGACAGGCGGCGACGCTCCTCGTGGGGCGGAAGCTGACGGCGACCGCAGGCAGCTACGCACTGACCGGCTCGTCGGCGGTGTTCCTCACGGCCCGGCGCCTCGTGGGCCAACCCGGGACGTATGTGCTCACGGGCGTCGATGCGAATTTACTCGCCGGGTTACTGCAAGGCCCAACGGCGGATCTGATTATTCAGGTGCGCGCCGATGACATCGTGGTGCGCGTGCGCGCGGATGACGTGATCGTGCAGATTCAACCGGATCAGGTATTGGTCGAAGTATGAGCCAAGTCATCATCCTTAACGGTGATCAAGTTTCTAAAGACCCTGCGGATTCTAAAGTTTATGTCTTTGACTGGGATACCAACAATCTCGCGGCGGCGGTGACGATTAGTACGAGTACGTGGACGATCACGCCGATTTACCCCAGTACCACCGATGCGGTGCTGACGAAGGATCAGGAGAGCGTCTTAGCGGGCAGTCGCAAGACGCAAGTGCGGTTAAGTGCGGGCACGCTCGGCCAGACGTATGAAATCGCCAATAAAGTGGTGACGAGTGAAAGTCCCGCGCAGACGAAAGAACGCAGTTTTCGGATCTTAGTCGAACAGCAATAGTAACAGGAGCCTTTGATTATGCCTGTGGTCCCGACTCCGAATCCCCCGACGCCGACCCCGAGTGTGCCGAGTCCTGGCCCGACGCCGAGTACCCCGCAGCCAGCGGTGCCCAGTACGCCGAGGCCCCCTCGGTAGAAGGATGCGGTATTGCTTAGTAGAGGGGTGCTCGAACCGTGTGGTGACAGGACGATGTTCTATTCATGCGGTCGCTCGAGAACATCAACGAACGAATTACGACATTCGACGGTGGTATCGACGGAAACGTTGGAAGGATCTACGGAATCAAGTACGCCGAGAAGAACCCCTCTGCCGGGAGTGTCAGCGTGAGGGCTATGTGGTGCTGACCACGGAGGTCGATCACATCGTGAAACATCACGGCAACGAGGCCCTGTTCTTTTCACGCGCCAACTTACAGGGGTTGTGTAAGACGCATCACGGACAGAAGACGCAGCGGGGGGAGTGACAGACCCATACCCCCGTCCAATGTCTGTAAGTCTAGGGTCCGCAAACCACGCAGGCTGGAAATTCGCGCAGTGTCACTGAATCGGTTATAGCGTCAAGGTTTTGACAGGACAGGCGGGACAGGATGCCAGGGACAGCGCATAGCGGCGGGAATCAGCAAAAGACGGTCGCGCAGCACAAGCTCGACGGCACGTACCGCAAAGACCGCCATGCTGAGCTGAGAACGCCTGAGCCGCCCCCAGGCCGGCCTGAGATGCCTGAAGGACTCTCTGAAGTGGGGCAAGCCGAGTGGGCGCGGATGCTGACTCGGCTGGAGGCGTCGCAGACGTTGACGACGGTGGACGATGGTGTGCTCGAACAGCACTGCCGGCTCTACCAGGAAACCGAGGCGGTGGCGGTGCAGCAATCGGACGCCCAAGCCAGCGCGAAGGTGCTCGAGGAGAACCTCGGCGACGTGAAGGGGATGTCGGCAGCGGACCGGATCGCGCTGTTCACGCATGTCGTGGAGCTGCAGAAGATCATCTCCAAATGTACTGATCAGCTGCGGTCGGGGCGGGCGTTGCTGCGTCAGTATCTGGTGGAGTGCGGTCTGACGCCAGCGTCGCGCTCGCGCATCAAGCTCCCGAAACCGACGGAGGACGTGGACGAGTTCACGAAGTTCCAGAAGGGGCCGATTCAGTGATGGACCTGATTGACGAACTCTACGAGCATTCAAACGCGGACCTGATGAACGCGATCCGTCTAGGACGACGCCGACGCTGATGCATCGAGTCCACCAATACGCGCGTGACGTGCTCGACGGCACCATCGTCGCTGGGCCGTACGTGCGGCTGGCGTGTGAACGGCATGAGCGCGACCTGAAGGACGCGAAGGCGAAGGGCTTCGTCTTCAACGAAGACGCGGCGAATCGAACGATCGAGTTTATTGAAACCGTCGTGCGCCTGCCGGACACCTCCGATGAGCACGGCAACGCGAAGCCGTTCATCTTGCAGCCGTGGCAGGCTTTCATCATCGGATCCCTGTTTGGCTGGAAATGGACCTCCGGCCGGCGTCGGTTCCGCAATGCGTACATCGAAGTCGGGAAGGGGAACGGCAAAACGCCGATGCTGGCTGCGATCGGTCTTTACGGGTTGATGGCCGACGGCCAGAAAGCCCCCGAGATTTACGCCGCCGCGGCGGATCGCGACCAAGCGATGATCATGTTTCGCGATGCGGTTCGCATGGTCGATGCCTCACCTGGCTTGTCGAAGCGCATCACCAAATCCGGGATTCAGCACGTCTACAACCTCGCGTATGGACTCGGGTTCTTTCGGGCCTTCTCGCGGGAGCAGAGCGCGAAGTCGGGCACCCGTCCACACATGGGGCTGATTGACGAGCTCCACGAGCATCCGAACGCGGACATCGTGAACAAGATCCGTGCTGGCGCGAAGGGCAATATGGATGCCCTGTTCCCGGAGATTACGAACAGCGGGTTTGATCGGACGTCCGTGTGCTTTCAGCATCACGAGCACTCACGGCAAATCGTGGAACGCACCGTGGAAGACGAGCGGTGGTTTGCTTACGTGTGTGCGCTGGATCCAGGGGATGACCCCTTGGTTGATGAAGCTTGCCACATCAAGGTCAATCCGAATATCGGCATTTCGATCCAGCGCGAATATTTGCGCGATCAGGTGGCCGCGGCGAAGAACATCTCGGCCGAAACCAACACGGTGCTCCGTTTGAACTTCTGTGTGTGGACGCAGCAGCACACGCGCGCGATTGACATGGTCCAGTGGAATGCCTGTCCAGGGATTCCGTCGGATGACGAGTTGCATGGCCTCCCGAGTTATGGCGCGTTCGACTTAGGCCAGTCCGATGACTTTACCGCGTGGATCCGCTTGTGGGATCTCGAGGACGGGCGCGTCGCCATCAAGGCGCGGTTTTGGATTCCTAAAGCGGCCCTAGAGAAGTATCCGCATCGCCCCTACGGCACCTGGCAGGATAAAAAGCTCTTGGTGGTCACGGATCGGTTTGAGACGACTGATCACGATCTCGTGGAGGCCACTATTTTAGAGGACTGCCAGAAAGATGGCATCCGACTGGTGGCCTACGACAACCGTTTCTCGGAACGGATGGCGAACCATCTGCGGGCCGCCGGCGTTGATCTGATTGATCAGGCGCAAGGCGAACAGCTCACGGAGGGCATTCGCCGCAAGCTCGAACTCATCGCGGCCGGTCAGCTCTACCACGAACACCACGAAATTCTCGATTGGATGGCCTCGAATTACGTGTTGCGGAACGGGCGCGATGGGCGTGTTCGACCGGATAAAGAGAAAGCAGCGGACAAGATTGACGGGCAAGTGGCGCTCGATATGGTGTTCGCGATTGTCGTGCGTCAACCCGTTGCGCCGGATCTCACGGCAGAGAGTATCGCCGCATGGCTCTAAATCTGCTTCAGTGGTTTACGCGTTCCGTCCCGGCTCCGCGTCCGGTGACGTGGGAAGACGTGTTCGGATCGGATCGGCTCAATCTGGCCGGCGTGGACGTCACGGAAGAATCCGTGTTGCGCTTCTCGCCGATCTGGTCCGGCGTGTCCACGCTCTCGCGGGACATCGCCAAGCTGCCGCTCGTGCTCTATAAGAATTTACCGAACGGGGGGAAAGAACGGTTCCACGGCCACAAGCTCTATCGCATCTTGCACGATGAACCCAATCCCGAGATGACATCGTTCAAGTTTCGGGAAACCATGCAAGCGCTCTGTGTGCTCTACGGGAATGCGTACGCGGAAATCGTGCGCGATGGGGCAGGGCGTCCGGCGGGGATGTATCCGATTATCCCGAGTCGGGTGGTGCCGTTTCGTGAGCGGGAGAATGGCCGCCTACGCTACCGAGTGACGAATCCGAACGGGGGGCAGTCCTATCTCAATCCGATGGACGTGATTCATTTGAGCTCGCTGAGTCTCGACGGCGTGCTCGGCCTTTCCCTCGCTTCCCATGCGGCGGAATCGATCGGCTTAGGGATTGCCACCGAGCGCTTTGGGGCGTCGTTTTTCGGCAATGGCGCGACGTTTGGCGGGGTGGTGGAGATTCCAGGGGAGGCGAGACAGACTGCGAAGGATGGCGCCCGTTCCATCATTGAGAGCATCCATCAGGGGGTCGAGCGTGCCCATAAGATTCTTGTGTTAGCGGGGGGCGCGAAGTTCACCCAGCGGGGCACGGCCCCGAATGAGGCGCAGTTCCTCGAGACGCGGAAGTTCCAGATCAATGAAACCGCGCGCTGGTTGAACATGCCGCCACACAAGCTCGGCGATCTGGAGAATGCTCACTTTACGAACATCGAAGAACAGGAACTCCAGTACTACGTCGGCTGTGTCTCGGGCTGGTTGGAAATGTGGGAGCAGGAGCTCTCGCGGAAGTTAATCTCACCGCTGGAATACGCGCAACAGTCGATTGAGCATGTCCTCGAAGGCGTCCTCCGTGGGGATTCCGCGAAGCGCGCCGCGTATTACGACACGATGCTGAAAAATGGGTCGTTCTCCATCAACGATGTGTTGCGCTTGGAGAATATGAACCCGATTCCGAACGGGGACATGCATCTCGTCCCACTGAACATGATCCCGGCGGAGCGGTATATCGAATATATCGAGCGCGTGCTCTTGGCCCCGAAGACACCGCCCCAGATCGGTGACGGCAAGGTCGACGAGGAACCCGATGAGTCTGAGGACGATCCGGTCGAGGAAGAGGCCCAGCGCAAGCTACAGGAATTGGTCGAGGCGGCCAAGGGGTTGATGCAGCGGCATGATGCGCGCGATGTGCTCCTCGAGCAGCGCGCACTCAGCGCGGAAGCCTCACGTGTCGAGGCCGAACACGCGACGGCCACGGCGGTCGAACAGGCGCAGATCGCCGCACAGCGTGTGCAAGCATCGGATCAACGCGCGGCCTCCATTGAGGCGCAGTTAGTGGACGCGGAACGACAGATACGCGAGGCTCAGGCGGCCGCAGTGGCCGCCGAAGCGGCGCGTCAACAAGGAGAAGATCATGCCCGCATCGTTGAAGCGAAAGTCCGCGACGCTGAAGTCCGCGTTCAGGCCGCGGAAGCGCAACTCCGCGACGCCGACACGCGCTCCGAAGTCCTCCGCCAAGAAGCGCAGACCGAAGCAGAGACCGCCCGCCGTGCCCTCAGCGATCGAGAACGTGAGCTCGGAGCGGCACGAACAGCCCTTGAATCCGCCACCGCTACGGTAGAGGCTCGGGCGGTCGAGGCCGCCGCGCTCGAGGCCCACCTGGAAACGCGGAAGCAGGCTGAACTCGATCGGCTCACGCGGGTGATGTCCGCTCATCGCGCGCTGATTGTTCACGCCGTCCAGCGTTTACTCAAGCCCGAAGTGGAACGCGCACGTCGGCGTCAAGCGACACCGGACACGTTGCGCAAGTGGGCCGATGCCTTCTATGTGACGCATCGGGATGTGTGTGCGGACGAATTGTATCCGGCTGTTCTGACATCGCTCGCTTGGCAGCGGTCTGCCGACGATCCCCACGATGTCGCCAGACAATTAGCCGAGGCTCACTGCGCTCAATCGGAACACGAGCTGCGAGCGGTCCTCGATGGCACTGACAACGTGGACGAGTTTCATGTGGTGTTGGAACGGGTGTTGACGAAGTGGGAACAGGACCGCCCGAACGCGATGGCCGATCAGGTCTTACAGCAGGAGATCGCTTATGTCAGCTCATATCGATGATGACGTCGTGATTGCGGAGATGCGCACCGCGGGCCGGATCACCGTGGACGACGGCCCTGATCGACGTCTCAGCGGACGGGCGATTCCGTTCAACGATTGGTCCAAAATCAATCTGCACCCGCGGCTGGGGCGGTTCCGTGAACGCATTATGCCGTCTGCGGTCGATCGCACGCTGAAGGGGCCGCGCGATGTCAAAGCCTTCTGGAATCACGACGAGAACATCGTGTTAGGCAGTCGGAAAGCTGGCACCTTGCAACTACGCAAAGAATCCTCGGGTCTCATGGTGCAAATTCATCCGCCAAAGTGGGCGAGCAATTACGTGGAAACCGTGGAACGCGGTGACGTGGATGGCATGTCGTTTTGTTTCGGGGTGGCCGATCCCGATTGGGAAGAGTGGGATTTCCGAACGGCGGATGGGATTCCGTTGCGGACGGTTCACGACATGGTATTCAAGGAAGTGAGCATTACCCCTGAGCCGGCCTACGAGAACGCCATGGTCGAGATTTCGAAGCGGTCGGTTGATATCTTTTTGCAATATCAGCAGGCGCCGAAGTCCTACGACTGGCGCTCGAAACTGCATGAGATCAACGTGATTCGGTTCGGTCAGTGATGGAGAAAAAGAGAGGTCGACCGAAGGGTGTGGCGCGGGGAGGGACGGTCAGTTCCTGGGTGAGTGACCGCGAGCAGGATCAACTCCTTCGCGTTGCGACGCATGAGCGGCGCTCACAATCGGAGCTGGTCCGACGGGCGATCCGATTTTTCCTACAGGAAAAATACAAACGGGCGCCAATGCCCTAATACTGAGAACATTCCGTAGAGCCCGTGTCTGGATGCTGGGTGATCCAGTCCGACACGTGGCGATAACGAAGCACGAACCGCGCTTGCAGGTGATCTGGGCGCAGTCCGTTGGCGAGTCTCAAAACCTTTTTGAGTTTCGCCTGCAGGCTGCGCCCATTTTGATTGTGGGCCTGTTCCCTTCAGGCGATCCGAGGGAACAAGCCATGACGTACGAAGAGATTTGCACCAAGATTGGCAGCCTCAGCGAGCAATCCGCCGCCATTCTGAAGGACGTTCACGACGCCGGCCACGGCGACGAGTGGCCGTCTGAAAAGCGCACGCAGTTCGACACCATCCACGCCGAGATTCGCAAGTACGGCGAGACGAAGAAGCGGATGGATATGCAGCGCGCCGTCGAAGACGACCTCAACAAAGTCAACGATCGGCAAACCGAAGCCGACGAAATCCGGCGCCATACCACCACCACGACGACCCAGCACCCGCCCAAGCGGGCCTCCGATGAAGAGTGCGATTTCGCGCTGCGCGCCTGGATGCAGACCCGTCTCGGCGGCGGTGGGAAGGTCCGGCCGGAATGGCGATCGGCTGCCCAGAAAATCGGGGTCGATCTCAACGCCGATGAGTTTCCCTTCAAGTTGTCCCCGACGGGGCCGCGCTCGGCGCGATCCCATGACATGCAGAAGTGGGAACAGCGCGCGTTGACCCTGACGACGACTGCTGGCGGGTACCTCATCTCAAGCGAGATGAATCGAGCTCTTGAAGAGGCCCGCCTCTTTTACGGCCCGATGCTGCAACTGGCGACCACGATTCGCACAGAGACCGGCGCGAACTTGCCCTTCCCGACGTTCAACGGCACGGCCACCAAGGGCAGGATTCTCGGGATCAACACGCAGGTCACCGCCACCGATCCGGCGTTCGGCCAGATGGTGCTCGGGGCCTTCAAGTACAGCTCCGACATGGTGCTCGTCCCCGAAGAACTGATTCAGGACAGCGGCGTGCCGTTGTCGGATTTCCTCGGGCGCGCGCTCGGGGAGCGCATCGGTCGCATCCTGAACGAGCACTTCACCACGGGCACTGGCACAACCCTTCCGTTCGGCGTGGTCGTGCAGGCGACTGCGGTGAACCTCGGGACTGGCACGGCGAGCGGGACGGGCCTCGGTGCCGATGCCGCCGCCGCTGTGGTGAACCTTCTGAAGATTCTGCACGGCGTGGACATCGCTTATCGCAACGGCGGTGAAAGTGTCGGCTGGATGATGAATGACGCGACGCTGCAGCGGATTGCGGGCTTGGTCGACACGACGGGTCGGCCGATCTGGATGCCCTCGTTGGTCGCTGGCGAGCCGGATCGCCTCCTCGGCTACCGGATCTTCATCAACAACGACATGACGAGCACCGTGGCGAACAACGCCCGGACGATTCTCTTTGGTGACTTCTCGAAGTACTACATTCGTGAAGTGCGCGATGTGGTGATTCTGAGCTCGCGTGATCGCTTCATCGATTTCCATCAGACGGCGTTTCTCGGGTTCGGTCGCTATGACGGCAACCTGTTGAATGCCGGCACCGGGCCGATTAAGGCCGGTGTCCATCAGACGTAAGAGAGAGGTGGACGATGGCATTTGGACAACCCCTCTCTGACGAGATTTCGATCTCGATGGACGGGCCGACCATCACGGGGACAACCACGATCGATTCCACGCCAGTGGAGATGGCGGGGTTTAGTGGCGTGCTGTTTATTGTGCGGCTTGGTACACCCGCCGCGAACAACACCATCCGGGTCCAGCAGGATACGGCCGTTGCGATGGGCACGGCCGCCGATTTGGTGGGCACGCTGGTCGCGTCAGGGACGGCCAACATTGTGGCCTCAGAAATCGTGTTTCCTGGGGGGCCGACGGGGGAACAGTTCGTGCGGTGTCGTGTGACGCGCGGGACGTCCACCACGATCGACAGCATCACCACGATTCGATTCGGGGCACGCAGTAAGCCGGTTGCGGTGCCCTCCACCGTCGCATTTGAGAGTTGGGTCGGGCCGATCGAAGGCACGGCATAAGGCGCGACATCATCAGAAAGGGTATGCCAATGAAGGCACGATTGCTGAAAAAGTGGGGCACTAACTACGCCGGTCAGGTGCTGACCAACGTCGATAAGGGCGCGATTCCTGCCGGCGTGGCCGAGTTCTTTGAAGACGACGATCCAGCGGTGAATACGGTTGTGGAACAAGGTACCGCGGAAGATCCGCTCATGGTGATCAACGACGAGATCAACCCGGACCATGCGAAAGCGCATAACGAGGCGCAGCGTGCGGCCGCGAAGTCATCGCGTGAGTTCGGTGACAAGACTGGCGTGGTCGGGGCGCTTGAACAGCTGGAGCGCGAGCAGACGCAAGAGCGGGCCAAGGATGCCGATGACTTCGCGGCGGAACGCGTCAAGAGCAACACCAAATCGGGCACGGGCGCGTTATCTGAGGGCCAGAAGAAGAAGAACGCAGCCGGCAAAGGTCACGGCAGGAAGAAGTAAGCCTGGGCGTGGATACGCTCTGGTACGCCGAACGGGCGGCGCTGGACTCCTGGCGAGCGCGGGGCATATCCACGCTTCTCACGCCGCCAGGCGTTGAGCCCGTGACACTGGATCTGTTCCGTAAGCATGCGCGTCTGCCTCCTGCGGAAGATGCGATTGCGTGGCATTACCTGATTACGGCGCGGGCGTGGCTGGAGGATTACACCGGCCTCGCCTTCGTGAATCAGACGTGGGCCACGACGTTCGAGGCGTTCCCGTCTGGGGCAGCGGCGATCTTGTTACCCAAGGCCCCGTTGGTCAGCGTGACCTCGGTCAAAAGCTACAGTCCAACGGATGTCGAATCAACGATGGATCCGTTGACGTACTTCGTGGACGCGACACGTCGGCGAATCTTGCTGCATGACGGAATTGCCTGGCCGACGGGACTCCGTATCTACAACGGGATCGTCGTGACGTATGTGGCCGGCTACGGCACGAGTGGGGCGGCGGTGCCCATCGAATTGCGTCATGCGATTTCTGTGCTGGCGGCGCACTGGTACGAACACCGTGAAGCCTCGACCGATTTGAAGCTGGACGAGATTCCGTTCGGTGTGAGGGCCTTGGTCGATCGCTTCCGATTGCTGACGGACTAATGCGTGCCGGCGCGTTACGGCATCAAGTGACGTTGGAACAGCCAGGGGCGGCCGTGCCGGATGGGGAAGGCGGCTATACCGAAACCTGGACGGCTCTCACGCCGTCGCCTGTCTGGGCCGCGATTCAACCCGCGTCCGCACGCGATCTCGAGCGCGTGTTTGCTGGGGCGAGTCAGGCGACGGCGTCTCATTTGGTCACGTTGCGGTATCACGCCGGCGTGACGACGGCGACGCGGTTGACCTTCGGTACGCGGGTGTTTGCGATCACGGGTGTGCAGAACCTCGACGAGCGCAATAAGGAACTCGTACTGGCGTGTGAAGAAGTGGTGAGTTGATGCCAGATACCGCGAAGGTCACGCTGACGGGCTTCACGGAGTTGCTGACGGACCTGGATGCCATGCGTCCGCAGTCACTGGCTGAGGAAGCCTTTGAGATTGTCGATGACGCGGTGGAAACCGCGGCGGCCAGCCTGATCCAAGCGTATCCGTTGGGGGAGACGGGCGGACTGCGGCGCGGCGTCAAGAAGAGCGTGAAGCAGACGAGGACCGGCGTGGTCGGCACCGTGAAGAGCACCGCCCCCCATGCGCATTTGTGGGAGTTCGGGAGTGAGGTGCGGGCCACGCGCGAGGGCTTCCATCGGGGCCGGATGCCCTCGCAATACAACCACGGACTCGTCGGGATTGCGCTGCGCTGGCGCAAACGCATGCGTGAGCAGTTGGTGGCGATCCTGACGAAGAAGAAGTTGGCGGTCACGGACGATGGCGGATAGTTCGGCCGTGGATGCCGCCCTGATGGTCAAGCTCAGTTCGGATGCTACGTTGCTGAGTCTGATGACCAACAACGTGCATTTTGACATCGCCCCGACTGGATCGACCAAGTTCGTCATCGTCTCGCAGCAGGCACATGAGGATGAATACCAGTTTGGCGGCTCCGCGTGGGAGCGGTTTATTTACCTGGTGAAAGCGGTGGCGAAAGACACATCGGGGGATTCAGTGAAGCAGGCGGCGGCGCGGATTCACACGCTCTTACAGGATCAGTCGCTCACGGTCACGGGCTACGGCGTGATGAACATGCAACGGACTGAACGGATCCGGTACACCGAAATCGACGATGCGACCGATGCGCGCTGGCAGCATCGCGGCGGGTTGTATTCCGTAATGGTGCAGCCGGTATGAGAGATGTCCTGCTCTACGGGATGAGCCGATCCATTCCTGCCGCGGAATTGCTGCAGTGGGCGCAGAGTACACCTGGGTTGCATGAGATTCCCTGTCCAGATTTTCATCGCTTGCAACTGGAGCACTGGATTTGGACGAACCGCCTTGCCCTCGGGAAAGACATTCTCGACATCGGCGTGTATTACCCGCGGCGCTGGTTGGGTGACGGCTACATCACGGTGGGCGAACACGAGGAAGACACCAAAGGCGATCTGCTCGCGCTGCCGTTTCATGAGCACGCCTTCGACGGGGTGATCTGTTCGGAAGTGCTGGAGCACTGCGTCGATCCGCGGGCGGCGGTGGACGAACTCTATCGCGTGCTGAAACCCGGCGGGTTGTTACTCGTGACGTCGCCTATGTGCTGGCCGGAACACGGCATTGAAGGGGAATACCGGGACTATTGGCGCTTTACCCGCCACGGCTGGGAATACCTGTTGCGTCACTTCCTCACCGTCGACATCCAGCCGTGCGCGTGGACGCCCGAAGGCGCGGCGGGGTACGAACTCATGCGCCGGTTCGAGTGCATGGGGTTCGACAACCAGACGCAGGCGACCACGGGCTATCTCTGTCGCGCGATGAAGCCCGATCCGACGCGGCGCTCACGGGCGGGGGGGCACGGGATGCCCATCGGCTTCCGCGAGGACGTGCCGTGAAGATCCTCCTGATCGAGCCTGGGGCGTCGTGGTCCACCGCGGACGTCTCCGCAGGGCTGCTGTACGGCCTCGAGCGCCACGGCGTCAACGTCATTCGCTATCGCCTCGCGGAGCGGATTGAAATCTCCAATCGGATGCTCTATCTCGCGTGGCGGCGCGCGAAGAAACAATCGCCCTCAATCAGCAAGCCGACCGATGCGGATGTCTTTTTCCAAGCGGGCAAGGATGCGCTCTGTACCGCGCTTTGGCATCAGGTCGATCTGGTGCTGGTCGTCAGTGCGATGTTTCTGCTGCCCGCGGTGATGGAACTGATGAAGCGGGCGGGCTTGCGCGTGGCGGTGCTGTTCACCGAATCGCCCTATGAAGTGCGCGAGCTCGACGTAGCAAAGATCGTGGATGGCTGCTGGACCAATGAACGCTCGGTGCTGAAGAACTTCCGCACAGCGAATCCGCACAGCGGGTATCTCCCCCACGGCTGGCATCCCGAACGCCATCAGCCAGGCCTCCAACCTGGGGATGCGGAGTTACCCGCGCATGACGTCGTGTTTGTCGGCTCAGGCTTTCAGGAACGCATTGACTGGTTGAGCGCGATTGACTGGACCGGAATCGATCTCGGCCTCTACGGCATGTGGACCGCGCTGGGCGCCCGGCATCCGTTACGGAAGTTCGTGCGCGGGGACGTGGTGTCGAACGTGATGACCGCGGGCCTCTATCGGCGCGCGAAAGTGGGCCTCAATCTGTACCGGACCTCGATGGGCTGGGGCAAACACGCGAAGCAGATCCGTCATGCGGAATCGCTGAATCCCCGCGCGTATGAACTCGCCGCCTGTGGAGCCTTTCATCTGAGCACGTATCGATCCGAAGTGCCGGACGTCTTCGGCGATCTGGTGCCGACGTTTGAACATCCCGCCGATGCGTCCGCGCTGATTCGCGCGTGGCTCGCGGATGATGCCGGGCGCGCACGGGTCGCCCAACAGTTGCCGGCGTGTGTCGCCGAGATGTCGTGGACCGATCGGGCCGGACAAGTCGTGACGGATCTGCAGGGACTGTTACATCCAGCGGCGACGGTGATTTCGCACCCGCACTCGTTTGCGGTTGGTGCTGCATGACCACGGGAAACGAGAAAGTAGGGTAGCCATATCGCTCGCTATCACGGGAAATCTGGGGTTGTTTACGGGTCGACGACGGGTACCGGCACCGCCATCAACATGATCTCGCTGTCCGCGTGGACGCTGGACATGGCGACGGACAAAGCGGACGTCACCGCGTTTGGCGATCCGAACAAGGTGTACGTCCAAGGGCTGCGCGATATTAAAGGCACCATTTCCGGCTGGTGGGATTCGGCGGATGACTCACTGTTCGACGCTGCGGAATCGGCGGACGGCATGAAGCTCTATCTGTATCCGGCGAGTACGGCGGCCACGATCTACTTCTACGGGCCGGCGTTTATCGATGCGTCGATCAGTGTACCGGCGTCGGGACCGGCGTCGGTGTCTGGCAACTTCGTCGCGTCGGGTGCTTGGTCGAGAAAACCGTGAGGCCGTAATGCCCGTGACTGTTTCAGGCGTGGAGGGGCGCGTGATGTGGGGCTACCGCTTTGCGGGCACGCTCCACACCTGGACGATCACGAAGAACGAGGGCGAGGGCTGGTCGTTGTCCGGCACGCTCTCAGCGGTGGATGACTTCGTGGTGTCGCAACGGCCACTGAAGTTTGTCGCGCCCAATGGCTGGCGCTGGCCCATCGTGGACGCGTTGCAGACGGTGGGCGCCTCGGTCTCCGCGAGGCTTGGCCCGAAAGAGAGGATCCATGCCGCGGTGTCGGATCGTTCAACCTGAAGTCGTCCGGCTCTCCATCTCAGACGGCGATTATCTCGACGTCAAGAAAACCCTGAATGCCGGGGAGTACCGCGACTTACTCGCGGGCATGGCCTTGCCGCGGCATTTTGGCGAAGACGCGCTCATTGATCCCGCCAAGGTCGGGCTGACGAAGATTCTGCAATATCTCGTCGGCTGGTCGCTGATCGGTCTCGATAAGCAGCCGATCCCGTATTCGCCCGATTTGTCGGAGGCCACACGGATCGCGACGTTGCGAGCGCTGGACGCGCAGACCTTCGAGGAAATCACCACCGCGATTGATGCGCACGAAGCGCAAGGCGAACGGGAAAGGCTGGCCCGAAAAAACGGCCTGACCAGCGAGCCCGTCTCGTCAGCGACTTCGCCATCTGTCGCCTGATGCACTGGACGCTGGATGACCTCCGCGCGTTAGCGATTGAAGAGTACGACGTGTTGCTGGAAGAACTACTGAAGGAACAGGAGTTGCGCGAGTAGATGGCGGTCACGGCCAAATTCGAGGCAGATTTTCAGTCCTTCCATGGGCAAGTGGATACCGCCACGGCGAAGCTGCGCGCGTTTGAAGGCGG